TGCAGTTAATGAGTAATTTTTTGAATCGCCGACTTGTATAGGAACCCTAATATAGATGCTTCCAATAACAGGGCAAGTCACCGCGGGGAGCGTGGTATTGCGACCCGCGTCCACATCAAAGTTCACGGTCACTATAGCGCCATTAACCTTAGTTACATGGCAGGGGTAAATCTGCCCCGCCGCCTGTTGATTGGCTTCTATTCTCTGTTGCAGAAATTGGCTCAGAGAAGAGGGGAAGGGTATTTTCTGTGCTTGGCTCATAATTTAATGTGGCAAAAATACAGCGTCAACAACCGTAACCCAGCTATTGCCGTCGGATTGTCTACTACTTCCAACATGGCGAATTAGAACAATGTTAAATGTACCCTGAAACGATATGTTATTTCGTAGCTGTGAATAAGTGCTGGCAGCTACATTAACAACAGGGGAAGTTAAAGGAAAAGTAATATTGTCCCCTACATTTAAATCGGAGCGCATTACCAGCTTGGCTTGAATAGTGTATACATTAATCCAAGTCAGGTTTCCGATAATATCGGTATAATTTATAGTCGTTGTTTTGTCTGGGGGTATTGTACCATCGGCTAAAGTAAATCCAAAAGGCGAAAGCGATATAAACACTCCATAATAGTTAGGCTGGTTAAGTACTTGTCGACTTGTTTCGTTTATATAATCGCTAAACTGAAATAGCCCGTTATACTTCCCCGCCTGATTTTCTGTGTAAACTAGGTCAGGACTAATAGAGCCTAAAGGTGAAGCTATTGGGATATTTGGATAAGCAGCATTTAACGCTATCCTTATAGCATCCTCCATCGTTTGTCCTTGTTGCCAATCCCATGAAAGGTTAGCATCAATATTAGGATTAAATGCCGCTGATGTAACTATTAAATCTAGCGTAACGAGATTACCTTGCCAGTTTCCAAACGCTTGAAGAATAGAGCCATTAATAATAAGCCCTTGTTGACTCGCATCGGCGAAAGGAAGCCCGTTGGACATACCCACTGATATTTGTATGGAAGATAATAACGGCGGAGTCTGCGTATAATCCGGGTTTAAATTAGTCGCCTGTGATAGATCATAAAAATCCACGCCGTATATTTTTACCGTGCCATTTTGCGTAGGTTGGTGAAATGGAGATTGGTAAATATCCAAGTCTATTTTTAAAGCCCCAGTATTTTCAAAGCCTCCATTCATAGTGCTATAGATCAAAGCGGAGGGCGTATTACCTTCTAAGTCTGGCGGCGGTGTTATGGTTATATTGTAATAACGCACTATGGATTGATCTCAAACGCCGTACTGCTGGCTCTGTAAACAAGTGTAGAAGTTCGGAAATACCCAAACACCAAATTAATATTATAGTCATCCGGCGAAGCAATGATTGGGCGGCTCATAACCAAGGCTCGGGAAGAATTATATATGTTGATGTAATAGCCACCGCGATAAATATTCCAAGTACAAATGGCAGTATAAGTTAGTCCGTCTAGCACAGGGCTAAATTGAAAATTCGCATTGGCGGAAGGATTGAAAGAAATAGTTGCCATTAACCGCTCCAACTCGCGCCTAAAGTAGTAAAAGTGGGAAGCCCTTTAGTAATGCTATTCATTACTCCGCCCAGAACGGACGCGGCTTGGCTTTGAGAAATCAATGGCTGCTCAAAATCCCATTGGTACATAAGCTGTACTTGCTTATCGCTAGGGCTGCTTACATCGCGGAGGCTAGTCAACAAACAGTTTGTGTAAGTGTATGCCGGGGTAATCACAGTAAATGAGCCCCCTGTTGTAACGTGGGCGTTTATTTGTGTTTGCAAAGCGGTCAGAATAGACCGTTTTAGTATATAACCACCTTCAGTTTGCGCGGGGCATACCATGAGCATACTAACTTTTAAAGGCTGCTGAATAACAGCGTTAGCTGCTACCTGAAGGCTGGCAAAAGGATATTTGGCTATCTCAAAATCCGCTAAAGTGCTGCCGGGCAGCGGCTTATAATGGGCAAAGAACGCGCCGCTTTCTATGCCCGGTATATCAAACATTTCCGTTAGCACCGTAATGGGTAGCAAATTGCCGGGGATATATTGTGCTAATCCGCCTTGTAAAATAATAGGCGATATTTCATACGCCAACCGGAAAGTTGATAGCCCTAATGAACTCACTATGCGTACCCTACTACTGGATTCATAGCCTTGATCTGCGTGATAATATCAGCGCCCGTGGCTACATTCACTTTAAAGTCCAATGTAGTGCTTACATTAACATTCGGCGTTTGCATGAAGGATGTTTTCCCCGCGGCGGGATTATCTTTAGGATCGCGTGATAGCAGATTAGAGTCTAAATTATAACGATTTAGAAGTTCAGACCCAAAAGCTTCGCGTTCTCTCAGCTTAAAATTGATTTCATCTGGTGCGTTCCACCCCTTTGGCTGTTCAAACATTAGCATTCCTTTTATGCCGCTGGCTATATTTTTAGCTGAAGATATTTTTAGATCAGCCGATTTATTCTCGTTTTTAAGCTGATAGACTAAAAATTCTATTTGCTCCATCAATAGCTGATTTGGGTCTATGTTGGGTTCATTGCGGTCTAAAAGACTACCTACCATACTATGCCCATACATTTTTTTGAACTCTTGTTGCCCAACAGGACGCCATTGTGCTATCCCCAGAGAGGGGCCGCCTTTAGCGTTCTTATCTCCTACAGCAAAAGGGTCTAGTGCTACTCCGCTTTCGGCCTTTAAAGACGCTAAAATAGATAGCGCTGGTATAGTCTTATAGCCCTGCCCTTCCAGATATTTTAATACACTTCTGTCGCGCTCTGCTATGCCTGCCTTTCCCTCTGCTTGAGTAGGTGTGTACCAATGATAAGATGAGCCAACGCTCGCCTTTTCTTTTTCTGTGATAGGCCGCGTCAAAAATTTATCGACGTTTTCCTTATTAGGGGGCGTTAAACCGGGTTTAGGTTTGTTAGCGTCAGGTGGTGCTAAGTTGTCTTGGGGTAATGCTGGCAAAACCCCAAACCAGCGCAGCCCATCCGTAACCGCTTTGGCTAATTTTCCTATGCCATCAACGAAAGTGCTAATGTCCTTATTAAATTCATCGCCTTTTAAATACGCGGCAAAAGTTTTAATACCTTCACCAAAGTCATGTATCCATTCCTTCAAGTGCGGATTTTCAATAAAAGACCCTATAGCTTCGCTAATCGCTGTAGCTAATTCACCTAACGGCCCTGTCAAAGCATTTAACCCTTTTATAAGGGTGAGTTCTATTCCTTTGCCAGCAGTCTGTAAGTTTTGTTTAAATGTCTGCCATGCCTCGTCGAGCGCGTCTGGGGTTTTGAATGCCTCATTACCTTTTTTAAGGTTTTCAAGAAAGCCTTTAAATTCCTTATCTGACAGATTACCAACCCTTCGCATATCTTCAAAAGGCATAATCTGTGTTGCGCCTGTAGCTTCGATGATGGCGCGTTGCCCGTGATACTTTTGATATATTTCTCTTAAATGAGTAACAACTTCAGGGAGAAGTTCAGCCGCGTTTTTACCTTTGCTATCGGCGACACCAATACGCGAAAGCATAGGTTGTTTTCTAATATCGCTTTGAATATCGGCTAAATTACCAAGCAAAGCATTAGCATCAAAATATCGTTCGCCATAAATTTGTGCTGAACGAAGTTGCCCTTGAGTAATTCCTAGTCCTTGCGCGGTGCGGCGATCAGAACTTACAGCAGAAGCTAGAGCCCCTAGCCCGAAACCGCTGCCGATTGCGCCAAGTGTGAGCCATTTGGCAACCGATACTGCGGTATCCGCCATATCTTTGGCGATACGCCCCGTGACGCGCGCCACATTAATAAGCGCGGTGCGTCTATCATCAAGCAATTTGTGAAAGTCTTTTTCTTGGCGGGTTTTTGCGCGATGTGCTTTTTCTTCTTCAGAGAGCACCTTGGCTTCGGCTTTTTCAGCTTCGCTTATTTCTTTTGCTACTTTCTTCCATTGCTCCGGCATGGCTGCAAGGATAGCTTGCAGAGCGAGCATCTGGGTATTGAACGCCTGAAATTTCTCGTCTAACAGGTCTATTTCTATAACTGATTTGACGGCCATGATTTACCTTTATCAAATTAAAAAAACGACCTGTTATTAAGGGCCTTTATTAAGTGCCGGTTTCTATATTCTTCAGCATCCGCCCATTTTCCCCCATTCTCTTTTATGAATTCGGAAAACCATTCATTGCTGAGAGAATCTAGGAGATCACCGACGAGTCCTTTGCCTTCCTTCCAGTAGGCTCTTTTTTGGTCGATATCGGCAAACCATTCATGTATGCCGTAGCATCCAAGGATGTAAGTACCCAATTTCTTAATGCCCCCGCCATCTCCAAGAAAGAATTTTTCAAATCCTTCGGAGCAACCTTGGAGATTGCTATAAAAAAAACAAGACTGCTAAGGATTTCAGCCTCGTCATCCTCGTCTAAAATGCCTTGTTTAACCGCAACACCAAAAGGTATTGATTCCCAGCCTTTTTCGCTGCTTACAAGAACATTGGTTAGCCGGATTATTTCATTGATTAGGCCGAATTTAACGCTGCCAGCTCCTTCCCAATTACCCGCCTTGGTAGCTATGGACTTCAGCGCCGGATAAGCTAACTGCGGCGCGGACAGAACCAAATGAGCCTGATTCACGCTATCAAAGCATTGGCTAAATACTTTTCCAAGTTCCAAGTAAAACTGCTCAAAAACAGATCGGCTAATTGAAACTGAATGTATATGGATCGTTCCATTCTTAGCCGTCTGAACCTGCATCACAAGATTCAGATTTCGGTCAATTTTCACTTTTTATCCTTTATGCGGCATTGAACATGGTTGAGTTGATAGAGTAGACACCGCGCAGACGAACAATTAAGCCCGCTTGCGTACCATCAAAAGCTACTTCCTGAATACTTGAAAGTACGCAAGTATTCAACTGGAACGGAGCTAAAGCTGTAGTATCCGGGTAGATTGTTACAGAGCCCAGAGTCGTATTGGTTTCGATTTGCGCCTTATATGCGTCGCCCAATGCCTGAGTGCGAAGCAAGTGCATTGTCACATTTGCAAAAATATACGGCGCAGGACTGGTTATAGCTCCGGTCAAGGTTCCCAGCAACAGCGAGGTGTCCCCTTCAAAGCCCAAGCTAATCGCTTCTTTAGCCAGATAAGGAGAGGTTATATTTAGAGCAGCAAAATCTGAATAGACTACACTTGCAAGCAGTCTATTTAGTGTGCCCTGTACGACTTGTGGATTAGCCATTATTCATGCTCCTTAAACTGGAATGTTGGAAGCGGTTAAGTAGATAGTCACTTCAGTAAAGCCTCTCAGCGGCACAAAAGTAACACTCAACCCATTGTATGCTCCTGCTGCATAATCACTTGGATGTTGCGCGATATAGAGTACAAAAGAAATCGCGTTTACTGTAGCCGGAGATAGAATAAGCCCAAAGGATATGCCGCTGTTAACCAAGGCTTGCGCTACTTTTTGCAGGGCGTTAATCCCCGCTTGATTGTAGTACAAAGGATTTTGCGGAGTATTGCTGCCATTAATTATTGCTGCGGATAAAGCAATGGCTACATTGATGGCAACCCAATCCGTAGAATACCAATAGTTAAAGGGCTTCAAATCCATTGTTTCGCCAGTTTGAATCAGCGTGTTGCTGATCTGCCCTTGTGCTCCTGTACCTATCCAGTTCACGCCTGCTGCTGCCAGCGTAGTTTGTTGAGCACTGGTTAGTGCAGGCGGTACGATGCCATACACGAAGGTATATTCCAGCGGGGAGGCCAGATTATTAGCGGCAGGCGCGTAGCTCAAAGTTTGGTACATGATCGCTGCTGCTGACCATTGGGTTACAGGAGCGCCTACTGCTTCATAAGTAACTATCGCACCTTTCATGGTCTCATACGGGCCGTATGAATCGGGGTTAGAAGGGGTAGTTATATCCGAGGTAGTCAGGAAGAAATACACCTGCGAAATAGGCGAAGAATGGGCTGTTACTAAAGCAGGCATTGTGGTATCTGACGACATTTCAGTGGATAGCAAGTACGAATAGAACTGAATAGTCGGGGCCGCAATATAGGCCGCCAAAGCCGTAACCCCTTGCCCCGTTGTGCCAAGACCTAGTTCCAGAACATACACAGCATTAGT